GTTTCTGATCATATTTACCATAATCTCCACCAATAATTCGCTCTTCTCCAAAATGGAGAATGTGATTATGCAACTCGTCCCACTCAGGACCATGACTATTAACACCAACAGCACATTCCGATTTCAAAGGATTCATTTGCATGACCCTCAAGATCGGCAAGTAATATTTGCGAATTAGCCAAGTGAGTGCAATCGCATTTCCATAGAAAATACGACATTTTGGTTTTGACAAGATCTCATCTTTCTTACATGCTTTCGCAATTGTGTAGGCTCGCTCACCACGACGATAACAATCCTCACAACGCTGGATTTCCTCCATTATCAAGGGATCAAATTCTCTATTGTTTGGCTCATCCTCTGTTGGATCAAGCTCTGTAACAAATCGCCTTTTATCTCCACTCAATGGATAGCCTATTGATGTATTTAACTTTATAGCATCCATAAATTTCTTTCCAGGTATGCCACACAAGTTCTCCTTGTCAGTCAACGGTCTTGAAATCTTCCACATATCTCTAGCAAAAATATCAAGCATATCATCCTTATAATCCCTTATTGCTAATGAAAGCAAATTGGGATCATATGGAAGTGCAGGATTTGCCAGATTAGCCAAACAAGTTTGCCAACCAAAATACTCTGGTCGAACAACAGGTGGTCCAAAAACATTCGGACTACCAGTTACATCAGTGACTATGTGGCTAATGGGAGTGACCTTCACATCGGAATGGAATTTTGTCTTTCCCAAACAACTACCATAATATTCAACTTGTGACTCTTGAGGCATGTAATTCAGAGGACTTTTCGGATGTAAAGGCTGATTGGTGAGAACATTCACGCCTAAAACCTGTGTTTCAAACCTCTCGGCAGTTCCAGACAAAAGTACACCTTCTTGCAGACGCAAGTAAGTGTACGCATCAGCAGCAAAACTTCTCCGCAACACTCCAGCGCAACCAGAAGGGGTGCCAGCATTACCACCCAAGTGTATCGATGTAATAATCGCACGACGACGCGCGATACAAACAGCGCCACATAAGCCTTGAAAGGTATTCATGGTCAAATTGTCATATCGATAACCTCGAAAATCAACAGAGCGATTACCAGTATCAGTTATGACAGCCAAACCACGAGGCTGAGACACTTCTCCAGACCGTGATCTCCACATCATCGTAAA